TTCTATTCAATGGCCTGGTGGCGATGAAACTGTAAGGCGCATTGAGCCACAGGATATTGCTGAGTATCCAGAAATGTACGCAGCGTTTCAAAGTGGTAATACACCTGTAGACAGTGGTACCCCATTAAGCGAATGGCCTCCAATGAATGGAAGTGCAATGCGTGAATTGCAGTATTTGGGGTTTAAAACGGTTGAGCAATTAGCAGCAACCAGTGATGAAGTAAAACGCAAACTTGGACCACTAAGTAAGTTTGTAAAGTTAGCAGAAGATTGGATTGGAGCAGCTAATTCGGACCAGTTTCAAGTAACTAAACTTAAGAATCAATTAGAACGTGAGCAATCTCGGGTTGCGCGACTAGAGGATCAGGTAGAGTTATTATTGCAACGAATAGAAGGTAATGAAGGTATTGATCTCAGACCAAAAAGAAAAGAGATAGTTGAAGAACTAGACGATGAGCCACAGATGATTGCAGATGTTATTACTACGGCTGACAATCTAGCAGCTCGTAAACGAGGACGACCGAAGAAAATATGACACTTCGCACCATTGTTACAAACGTTGCTAATGAAGCTGGCTACACTGTTGAGTCAAATGTTACTGCGTCAACAGAAACAACTACTAAGCAACTGCGTACAATGACGCAACGCATCAACAATGAAATGGCTGAGGCTTTTCCTTGGCCTGCCATGTATGCTTCGGGATCAATAACACTGGTAGCTGGACAGGCAAATTATGCCCTTCCAGCTGCCTTTAGTTATTACCACTTTGATACGTTTTGGAATTCGTCTACTCGTTGGCGCATTCTAGGTCCAATGTCTCCGCAGGAATATGGTGAGATCAGAGGTTTTGGGCTTAACACCACGGTTTATCAGCGGTTTCAAATTAGAGGCATTAGTAACGACCAACTTTTGATTAGCCCAACACCTACAGCTTCAAATGCTGGTAACATTATTGTTTTTGAATACATTGCAGATCGTAGTGTGCGCCCTGCAACTTGGGCAGCTGGAACGTCGTATGCTGCTAATGCCTATACATTTTACAATGGTAACTACTATACCACAACAAGCGGTGGCACATCGGGTGGTACTCCTCCAACGCATACTAGCGGCAGTGCATCCGACGGTGGTGTTACTTGGACATATTACAGCGGAATGTACAAAGAGTTTTTAGCCGATACAGACGTTAGCATTTTTAATGAAAGAACAATTGAGCAAGGAGTGCTCGAACGTTTCGCTGAAATTCACGGATTGGATACTGTTCAACAACGCTTCTTAATTCAAATGAATGAAGACTACAGTAGGTCAGTACCAGGCAAGATAATCTATGCAGGTGGTCATACTAGAGCAGAATTGTTTGCTCGTAGTGGTACTGCAGTATTTGGATCATGGATATAAATATGATGCAGCGACAAGCACCACCACCTGCTCAAGGAATGACGCCACAGCAGTATTACATGAGTTTATATCAGCAGGGATATAATCCACAGGATGCGTATAATGCTGTAACGGCTGCTTTTGGACCGCCACCGACGAAGCAAGATCAAGCTGAACAAGCAGCAGCAGAACAACAGAAAGCTGCTCTAGCGTCAATGGGTGGATCATTGGCGGGATTAGGAACAGTTATTGGATTACAACAATTAGGTACTGGTGGATCTGCAGGAGCTATGCTTGGTGGAACAACACCGGCTACTATTGCAGCTGCTGGTCAATCTGCAGGATTAGTTGGAACTGGAACCGCTGCTGGAACCGCTGCTGGAACTGCTGGCGCAGGAGCAGGTGCAACTGGAGCAGGAGCAACAACAGGCGCATCTACTCTTGGATCTATAGGTTCAGTTGCACTTCCTGTAGCCGCTGTAGTAGCAACAGCTAGCAATGCTTGGGAAACAGGGATGAAAGATATTGTTCGTGGTCGTGGCGACAGGGCTGATTGGACTAATCAATTAGTTAATATGACGCCTGTTGGATTGCCAATTAACATGGGATTGCGTCTACTTGGCAAGCGTTCTGTTGGCGCAATGATGAAGTCCGGCAAATCAGGAGTTCAAAAAGTTAGAGATAGTTTTAGAGGCGATCTTAAAGAAGCTGGTGTAGCTGATGACAAGTACATGGTAACTCTTGCTGATGGAAGCAAGTTCAACATTGGTCTTGATGGCAAAACTAAATACCAAAACGTGGGCAAAAACATTGATGGCAAAACCACGCGAAATGCTTGGGATGTAGACTGGTCTAATCCACTAGCTAAGTTTGCTACTGATAAAATAGACCCAATGATCCGCAATATATACGGAGCGGATGACAAAAAAGCTGGTTACATGCCAGAGCAATTTACTGGCATTTTAGTCAATGCAGCCACAAGCAATGCACAATCAGAACAGGATGTAATTGCTAACATTGAAACTATGCTTGGCAAGTCAAAGTTTGCTCAACAAGCAGGAGTTGGTGTGCAACCACCCCTGCCAGCTAAAGCACCTAAAGGTCAAGTGGTGCGTGTATCACCTGGTATGTATATGAATGATCAGGGGCAAGTAAAACCTGCGATGACTGTCAGACAGGCTTTAGAGGCAAATTACGGTAAGAAAACTAAGTAAGGATCGTTATGCAAAGTAAGCAAAGTAAACTGATTGGTGCTCTTGGTAAAAACCCTCGTGGAGGTATGGCGTATGCTGGTGGAACTCCCGCTTTTAACGAACGCACTGGACAGTATCGAAGTGATATACGTGGTCCGATGAGAGCACCAAATATGCCACAGACTAATCTTCAGAGATTATCTCCAGGAGTATACAGAGATGCTAGCGGTGCTTTAGTTAGTTCGACAGGTAGACCGTTGCCTAGTCAACCAAAACCACCACTGCAATCACAACCGTCTATTATGCAAGCATCTATACCTGGCATAATATCTCAACAACCATTGCAGTTTGGGAATAAACCGTTTGTGGGTGGTATTTACACGCCAGTAGGTAGTAATCCGCAGATGGGCTTTCAGCCTGCAGATATGACAATGACACCTGATCAATTTAATCAAATGAAAGAATATTTTATACAAAAACCGCAATTAGATATTGGAGCAAGTTATCATCAAAACCCAATGATTCGGTACAATCCAAATCAGATGAATATAGTATCTCAACCATATATAAGACCAGCACAGCAACAAATGCCGCAACCAATGATGAACGCCGCTGTAATGCCGAGTAGACAATCGTAGGATGCTACTAAATGGGATACCAAGGGTTTACCCTACCACCACCATCATTAGGATTAGACCTAGTTAGTCCTATTGATAACATGGACCCCGCTTCAGCTTTGGAACTAACCAATGTGTTCCCTGGAGCAGGTGCGCCAACGGTAAGGCTTGGATATGAACAGTTTGCTAATTTAGCAACGGCAAGTGGTGGCACGGCATCTCCCATTGAATTCATGCACGAGTACCCATTAACTGATGGAACAGCTCAGTTGATCGTTGCTCAGAATACGCAGTTGTTTTCTATCAGTGAAGCGGGAACTGTTTCTAATATCTCCAAGGTTGGAGGTTATGCGGATGGTAACTGGAATAAAGAGTTGTTTGCAGGCAATCTTTACTTAGCAAATACGTCAGGTGATCATCCACAAGTTTATCAAGGTAACACTGCTACTCCTGCTCAAAACATAACTGGTAGTGGCAGCGGTTTGACTGTAACTAATCTTTCCAATGTCAGTAGTTACAGAGAGCGTTTGTACTGGACTGAACGCAATACGCTCAAAATGTGGTACACCGAAACGGTTCGCACCACTTACGTAAGTGGTACGCCTACCTTTAAGTCGTATGATTTTCAATACATTATGCGACGTGGTGGATACTTGCTGTTCACTGGTACGTATACGAATCAACGAAATCTTTCAGTACAAGACTTGTTCATGGCGGTATCGTCAGAGGGCGAGGTTGTTTTGTATTCTGGTACATCACCAGATGACACAGCCTGGACGCTAGTAGCGCACTTCATTATTGGAAAACCGCTCGGCTCACGTGCTTTTGTACGCATCAATCAGGATGTCTGGATCATCACTCAGCAGGGAATTGTACCAGTTTCGGCTTTGTTTGAGTTAGACCCTGAGCAAGCTCTTAACATTGTGAGTCTTAAAATCAATCCATTGATTACTCAGTATGCCTCCCAGGTAAGTCTGAGTAACCTATGGACAGGGTTCTTTTACCCTGCAGGTAGGAGAGTGTACATTGTTTTACCAAGCACAACAGCAACCACTACATTGCTTGTATATTCACTGGATACTAAATCTTGGACGCAGTTTATTCTTTACAGTCAGGAACATAGTTTACAGGCATGCAAATTTACTAATTTGCCTTACTATGGTTCCAACACTGGCATCATCTACAAGGGCGAAACTGGCTATGCAGATGCGGTTGTTTCTTCTGTTGGACAATCAATAACGTTTGCTGGACGCATGGCATTTAGTTTTTACGGTTCTCGCGGTAATTACAAAGCGTTCAAGGATATTCGCCCATTACTAAAAGGCTCTCCAGGGCTTACTCTTAATTTGGGGTTAGATACAGATTTTAAACGACAAGCGACTGTTACTACAGTTACCCAACCTCCAGGCACGTTTACTGCTTGGGGTAGTCCTTGGGGATCTTCTTGGTCATCAGAAGTTGAGTACGTTTACAATCGCTTTGCCGTAGCAGGACAAGGGCATTGTGCTGCTGTACGATTTGGCGGCAGCATCAAAAATTCACCGTTACAACTTTTAGGGTTCGAGGTACGATTTGATATCGGAGGTCAGGTATAGTTATGCCAGTTAAACAAGCGCCATCAAAACCACAGGCGAAACCAATAAATAAACCTGCACAACAGGCAGTTGTCACACGTGCACAAGCAGCAAGGGAGCCTTCCCGCCGTGAGCCGGAACCTCCACGTCGTCAATCAGAACCTCTACCAGTGACTACTGCGATAAGAAAAGCAGATAGTAAACCTACACCACCACCTCTTAAATCGGCTTTGACTAAAGAGCCAACAAAACAACCGCAAGCAACGCAAAGTGAGAAAAAGAAAGAAGCCGCAAAACCAGCAATAAAACGATTGAGTCCTGGTGTGTATCGTAA